GTGAAACCGGGCGAACTGAGGCGGGCCGATCTGCGGCGCTATGATTTTTCAGTCGCCGACCTGTTTGCGATGGCGTTGAGCCAGTGTGACGCCGAAGGGGTGAAGTTCACGCTGGCGAACGTCATGCTTGCTGATTTTCAAGGCGCAAACCTTGTCGGCGCGGATTTCACGGGCGCGAAAGCGGGGCTCCACACCAACTTTCGAGGGGCCGACCTCACACGCGCCAATCTAAGTGCCGCTACGCTAGAGGAATCCGACTTTCGGCGGGCGAATCTGACAGAGGCGAATCTGCGCGGCGCACTTTTGTGCGTGGGATACTACCCCGCTGCACTCAGTCCGATTCGGATGGGGTGGCGGCGTGGCGGCTACTTCACCGGCGGGCGAGGGTCTATGGACACTCTCCCCAATATGACGATTGACTTGGAAGGCGCGGCGTTGCGCGGCGCGGATTTTGGCCCCCTCGTCCTCGTAGGACGGGTCTCCATTGGGCAAGACTTCCGAGAGATATTCCTTTGGACAAGCGTCCTGGGCGGACTCGTGGTCCATATCGGGTTTCTCGTCTTCGAAGTTGAAGACTTCTGTCAGATGGCAGAGCGCGAAGGCGAGCTAGGTAGGGCCGCGGTTTCCGCCGTCCGCTACCTCCAGACACTTGTACCGCTAGCGGTAGCCCGGCGCTCGAGAGAGCTTGGGCTTATCCAGTTGGGGCGCGAACTGAGGGCGTCGCAATGAGCGCGCTCCCGGAATTCGATCTTTTCGACATGCTGGGGGATGCAGTCCCTCCGCTCGATATGCCTATCCCGGTCACGTTCTTTCGGGACCACAAGGCGCGGGTCGCAGACGTCCAAACGCTCACCCTGCGCACCCTGGCCGGACGGATCCGCGAGACTCGCGGGGCGACCAAGTCGGGGCTCCCGTGGCTGAAGCTCGCCACTTTCGGCGACATTCCGACACCTAAGGGCTCACTCCGCCACGACCCGAACCTGTCGACGATTAGCGGAGTCGAGGGCGACTATGACGCCGGGGTGGTGTCCCCAGCGGAGGCGACCGAACGGCTGCGCGCGGCCGGCGTCGCGGCGATCGTCTACACGACGCCGTCGCACACGCCTGACGCTCCCCGCTGGCGCGCCCTGGCGCCGACGTCCAAACCCCTTTCGCCCGACGAACGGGAGACGCTTTGCGCCCGCTTGAACGGCGCCCTTGGCGGCGTCCTGGCGCCCGAGTCCTTCACGCGCTCACAAGCCTACTATTTCGGCGCGATCGGAGAGGGTCAGGGCCACACCGTCCACGAAGTCGCGGGACGCTTCATTGACGCCGCTACCGACGTGAAGCCCATCGGCCGGCGATCTGAGGCGCCCGCGTCCGATGACGTCGACGACTTGGCCGCGCTGCTAGAACCCGATTGGGAGCGGATTGAGCCGGCGCTTGCCGTCATCCCCGCCGACGATCGGGACATTTGGCTGCAGGTCGGCATGGCGCTTCACAAGGAGTCCCGCGGGTCGACTCGCGGCTTCGAAACTTGGGAAGCCTGGTCTCGCAAATCCGACAAGTTCAATGCGAAAGACCAGCGCAGGACGTGGGACTCGTTCGGCGGCGAGCGAAGCGCGTCCGTCGCGCTGGGGACGATCTTTCACCTTGCCCGCCAGTTTGAGCCCAAGCCCTCCGGACGGCTGACCCTTCTCACACCGGACCAGTGTGAGGGCTATCGATCGCGCGGCTACCTGCTGAAGGGACTCGTGGCGCCCGGCGACGTCGGCTGCATCTTCGGCGCGCCCGGGGCCGGAAAGTCGCTCATTGGCCCTCACATCGGTTACGCGATCGCCCAAGGTCGCGAAGCGTTCGGTATGCGAGCCCGCCAAGGCGGCGTGTTCTATGTCGCGGCGGAGGATCCGCACGGCATGCAATCGCGCGTGTCGGCGCTTCGCAGGACGCACGGCGAGGCGCCGGACTTCCGACTCGTGGCTGGGGTAAGCGACCTTCTCTCCGAAACGAGTCCCGACCTGGCCGCACTTAGGGAAGCTATCGAGACGCATCGGCCGGCGCTGATCATCGTCGACACGTTGGCGATGGCGTTCCCTGGTCTCGAGGAGAACAGCGCCGAAGCCATGGGGCGGGTTGTTGCCGTCGCTCGAGGGCTCGCGGAATCCGGCGCTGCGGTCATTCTCGTGCATCACGATACCAAGGCCGAAGGCGCCACGCCGCGCGGTCACAGTCTCCTCAACGGCGCCCTGGACTTCGCCTTGCACGTGAAGAAAGACGAGTTCGGCGCGGTTCGGGCGACGCTGACGAAGAACCGCAATGGCACCTGCGATCGGGCTATCGCCTTCCGTATCTCAACTGTGGCGCTTGGCGTCGACGAGGACGGCGACGACATCACGGCGGCGCTTGTCGACGAGTTGAGCGGCGCAGAAATCCCTCGCGCCCCAAGGTTGCCGGCCGCGGCGAAGGCTGCCCTGGACGTCCTGAAGCGCCTTATGGCGGACAGACCCGGACATTCGCCGGACATGTCCGGTTTTGTCCGGGTGTCCGAGTCGGACTGGCGTCAGGCGTGCGTCTCAGGTCGGCAGGTCTCAGCGTCAGACAACGCGGAGAGTAGGACCAAGGCGTTCAAGCGGGCGCACGAAATCCTTGCCAGAGAAGGGTTTGTGCATACCGACGCGAGCGGATTGTGCGGTCTATCGAGCGATCTGCCTGACCTGTTCGAGGAGTTGCCGTGATGCGCGCTCCCTCAACCGGACAAGCCGGACAGACACGGACATTCGCCGGACATGTCCGGGCCGGATACCGGACAGACACGGACACACCCCTTAAGGGGTGTCCTGTCCTGTCCGGCGGGGTCGCGGGTCCTTCCCTGCACACCTCGATCGGGGGGCCGCTGAGCGCGGCATTTCAAGCAATGCAAAAATTTTCGACGATTGGTTCCGCCAATGACTGTCGATGAAATCGACGATCTGCTGACGTCCGCACCCGTGGGGCCGACCAAGCCCGCGACCGTGGTCAGCGAAGGCGATTTGGCGACCCTCCTGGACCTGACCCCGCGCCGGGTGCGCGAGCTTCGGCAGGAAGGCGTGATTCCGGGCGCTGGACGGGCGCGGTACGTCCGCGACGACGCGGTGCGCGCCTACGTCCAATGGCTGCGCTCCCTGGTCACGGGGAAGGCTCCAAATCTGGACGCGGAGATCAAGGCGGAGAAGCTCCGCACGGAACGCGAGCGCGCCGACAAGCTGGCTGCGCAGAATGCTGCCGCTCGCCGCGAACTAGTGCCGGCGGCCGAAGTGGAAGGGGCGTGGTCGCTCATCCTTCGCCGCGTCCGCGCTGAAATGTTGGCGGTCCCCTCGCGGCTGGGGACTCGTCTCCCGCACCTGTCGCCGCGAGACCTTTCCGAAATCGATCTGGAAATCCGGGATGCGTTGGGGGAGGCGGCCAATGGAGGCTGACCTATCCCCGACCATGGCAGAGGTAGCTCGCCGCTCCCTGGCGACGCTCCGCCCTCCGCCTCGCCTGAAGTTGTCGGATTGGATTGAGCGCGAGATGCGGCTTCCGGAGGGGGTGTCCTCCCTCCCCGGGCGCGTTCGCCTGTGGCCCTATCAGCGGGAAATCGCAGACGCGATCACGGATCCAGAGCTTGAACGCGTGACTCTCGTGAAGTCGGTTCGCGTCGGCTTCACGACTCTGCTTTCCGGCGCCATCGCGTCATTCGTCGCCAATGAGCCGTCGCCAATCCTGGCGCTTCTCCCGACTGAAGCCGACTGCCGCGATTATGTGGTTTCGGACCTCGAGCCGATTTTCGAGGCAATGCCCGACGTCGGCGCGCTGCTGTCTGGGGACCTAGATGAAGGCGGTCGCAACACGCTTTTGTCGCGCCGCTTCCCGGGCGGGTCTCTGAAGGTCGTCGCTGCCAAGTCGCCGCGGAACCTCCGCCGGCACAACGTCCGAGTCCTTCTTTGCGATGAAGTCGACGCCATGGAACCGACGGCGGAAGGTTCGCCCCTGGCACTCGCGGAGCGCCGAACCCTGAGTTTCGCCAATCGAAAGATCATCGTCGGCTCGACTCCGACGATCGAGGAGACATCGAACGTGCTTCGCGCCTATGCGCGATCGGACCAGCGCGTTTTCGAAGTCCCTTGCCCGTCTTGCGGCGTCTTCGGCGAAATCATGTGGGCTCATATCGAATGGGAGCCGGATAAGCCTGAGACGGCCGCCTTCCGCTGTCCGCATTGCCGCGATCTGGTCTCCGAACGTCACAAGGCCGAAATGGTCGCCGCCGGCCAATGGCGAGCAACGGCGCCGGACGTGAAGGGGCACGCAGGCTTCCAGCTCTCCGCACTAGTTTCGTCCCTGCCGAACGCGGCTTGGAGCAAGCTCGCGGCCGAGTTCCTTGCGGTCAAAGACCACCCGGACCAGCTTCAGACCTTCGTCAACACGATCTTGGGGCAGGGGTGGCGTGAGTCTGCGGACGCGCTGGATGAGGCGGCGCTAGCGGCGAAGGCGGAGCCGTTCGGGCTCGACGCCATTCCGGCGGGACTGTTGTTCGTCACGGTCGGAGTCGACGTTCAGGATGATCGCCTAGAGCTCGTCTTTGTCGGTCACGACAAGGAAGGGCGGGCGTACATCATGTGCCAATCCGTTATCTGGGGAGCGCCGCAAGACGACACCACCTGGCGCGAACTCGACGAAGCTCTGAAGACGACTTGGCCCCATCCGAACGGCGGGACGTTGCGCGTTGACGCGGCGATCGTCGACTCGGGCGACGGTGGCGTGGCGCAATTGGTCTATGACTTCTGCCGACCGCGCCTTGGTCGACGGGTTTTCGCGGGGAAGGGGGTTGCCGGGTTCGGACGACCGCCGGCCGAGCGGAGCAAGGCCAAGGGTGCGACGCTCATCCTGGTCGGGGTCGACGGGATCAAAGCGAGCCTTGTGAACAGGCTGCAGCACGGCGAGACCATCCGATTCAGTGATCGTCTGCCGCCGCGGTTTTTCGAGGAACTGACGAGCGAGCGACGCGTGATCAGATACGTGCGCGGCATGCCGGTTCGGCGGTTCGAACGGATCCCGGGGCGCGTGGCCGAAGGGCTGGACGCGACCGTTTACGCAATGGCCGCGCGGGCGCTTGTCGGCGTGATGCCGGAAAGGCGAGCGGAGGAGCTTTCGACCCCTGCCGCGTCGCCCCAGCGTTCAACGGTCATCCGTTCCCGGTGGATGACTCGTTGAGCACCCCTTCGAGACCGTGAAGGTCTGCTAGCGCGCCTTCGGCGAGCCTGCGCCACTTGTCCTCATCGGCGTGCACCGCATCGTGAAGTTGGTGACCGACCCTTTTGGTTCTCGAGTCATATCCGGGGACAGGGCCGTAGGTCGCGTACAAAGCGGCCTTTAACTCTTTGACGTTCCGAGAGACATCGAGTTTCCACGCGTTCTGCGTGCTCTTCGACGTCTTCCGGACAAGTTCGACTTCTGCAGACTTGGCCTGACCTTTGAGACGCTCAATTATCGGCTGGATCAACAGCATGGTAGGGCTCCTATCTACAAGGCATGACGCCCGGGTGACGGCGTTCGCCATGTTGATTGCGTAGTCGAGTTCAATGTCGACCCGCTCTTCGACCAAAGACTGACCGCAGTCGGTCTCATAACCCCACGCCCACCGACTTCCGACGCGCCAGACACACGGTCGAGCACGGGAATCCGGCTGCCCAATCTCTTCGCCACGCCAGTGCGGAGGCGGGCACAGATCAGTTGAAAAGACTCTAGCGGTTTCGGCAAAAACAGAATTCATCGCGTTCTCCTTTGCTTGCGATGAATTAGGTAAATCACAACTAAAGGCGCGTGTCTCTGCGTCAGTTTGTTGAAATTGTCCTCTCGAAAGTTGAATTTCATTCCGAAATTGCAATTAGACGCTCGGCGTCTTCTTTCGAGATGAATTCGCGTCTCACGCGGCCGTACTTCGGTTTGATTTTGAGCACCCGAATCCCTAGTCGCTTCATGTCGCGTCGGCGGATTTCAGGAAAACGCCCAATCGGCCCGTACAACAGCGGCTTGAGTTCGACGTGATCTGAAAACTTGCGCCTGGTCATGGGGTCTCTCGCAGCGGGGGCGCTTGGGGCGGCCACCCCCGTGGACCGCCCCAAGCATGCCGGCGAGGGGACACCACGCCGGCCGGCCGATCTGGTCGCGGGGGGAGGAGCGTCCCCCGCAATTACCTCAACCGCCTCCCTCATACCCCACCTGCATCGGCGAATCAATATCTTGAATCACTGATGCAGGTGGGGTATGAGGGAGGCTGAACTCCGGAGGGTCCCGACGTGGCCGACTTTTTTACTATCAGCGATATGCGAGACAGGATCTGCGCTGCCGAGCCGGGCCGAGACCCCGCTGAGGTGCTGAACCAACTTCGCGGGCTTCATCAACGCGGACTCCTCGCCCCGAAGGATAATGCCGCCCCCCGCGGCGCGTGGCGGTTCACACTCGATGAGATACTCATCGCTCGCGTGCTGCTGGCGTTCGTTGACAACCAGCAACAGAGCTCGGCGCTGACAGCGGTACGGGACGAACTGACTGCACTTGGAAATCTCCAACCCATGCGGGCGCCGTCACTGCAGTGCGACGGCGGCGCCTCAAGAAGGGGCAACAATCTGGCTGTCGCGAAGGCCGGTGCGCTCCTCGGCGAAGACTGGCTGTGCGTCTTGGTTGGCTTGCGTGTGCCCGCGGGGCACACGCTCTTCAATGCCTTTATCGACTACGCTCCCGACGCTTTGACCTATCAACGAGCGCTCCAATTCGCACAGTCCCATGGCTGCAAGCTGGAGGCGATGACGATCGTTTCAATGACGCGTCTCATCGCGCCCTTGCTGCGAGCCTAGCTATGCGCTGGCCGTCGCTCTTCCGTTCCGCGAAGCCGACCCCTCGCGCCCAAACGCGAGCGTTCGATGCTGCCGCCGGGGGCCGTCGCTGGCCATCGGCGCGTGAGCACTTCGGCCGGTACGCGGTGGAAACGACGGCTGCCGCGCCGGTCATCCGGGCGCGCGCTCGTCATGTCGTGGCGAACAACGGTTACGCCGCGAACGGAGTCGCGGCGTGGGAATCTGCCCTGGTCGGCGCTGGCATTCTCGCCGCGTCGGCGCATCCGGACGAAGCGGCCCGAACTGAAATCGACGCCGCCTTGGACGCCTGGTCCCGCGAATGCGACGCGGACGGGCTGACGGACCTCGCGGGAATCCAAAGTCAGGTCGCACGCGCCCTCGTGGTCGACGGCGAAGCGTTCGTACATGCGGCGATCGATGGAGATGGACTCCGCCTCCGTGTGATCCCGGCTGAAATGGTCGACGAGTCCGATACGCGAGACCTCCCCAACGGCGGCCGAACGGTTGCCGGCGTCGAGTTTGACGCGGCCGGGCGCCGCGTCGCCTACCGAGTTTTCAAGCACCGTCCGAATGAGATTTTCGGGACGACTGCCGAGACCGTCCGCATTTCCGCAAGTGACGTCTGCCACGTCATGCGGCCGGCGGGCGCGGGGCAGGTTCGGGGTACCTCATGGCTTGCGCCGGTACTGCTCCGCCTCCGCGAACTGGACGGTATTGAGGATGCGCTCGCCGTCGGCGTCCGGGTCGCCGCGCTGCATGCGGGCTTCCTGGTCGACCAGAACGGCCTGGGACAATTCCCCTTCGATGGCGACCAAATCGGCGGCGTTATGTCCGAAGGCCTGGAGCCTGGGACGGTGCGGGTTCTCCCGGCGGGCTACGACGTCAAATTCAGTACGCCCGCTCAAGTTCAACAGGTCGGCGACCTGCTGAGTCACGAAATCCGCGCAATTGCGGCCGGACTCGGCGTTCCCGCTCACCTTGTCGACGGCGACCTGAGAAACGCCAACTATAGCAGCCTCCGGGCGTCTCTCGTGGCGTTCCGTCAGCGCGTGGAAGCGATCCAATTTCAGACGCTCATTCCGCAACTGGTCCGCCCCGTCCTCGAGCGTGCTGTGACTTCGCTCATTCTCACGGGACGGCTGGACGTCAGCGGCGACCCCGCCGACTACCTCGCCGCCGACTTCTATCCGCCCGCCCAACCGTGGGTGGATCCGGCGAAAGACATTGCCGCCACCCGTGAAGCTATCGACGGACGCCTTATGAGCCGCCGGCAAGCCGTCGCCGCGCTCGGATACAGCGTGGAACGTCTCGACCAAGAAATTGCAGCCGACCGCGCCCGCGAGACGCGCCTTGGCATTGCAGAAACCGCCCCCGTTCAAACCCAAAGCGGAGGCGACAATGCCGACCCTGCAGCTTGAAACGCGGACGGCGTCTATCGCGCCGACGAGTCTGAACCGTGAAGCCGGAACTATCGACGTGGTTATTTCCACGGGCGCTGCCGTCCAGCGACGCGGCTTCATCGAACGTCTCAACGTGGCGCCGGAAGCCGTCACCGTGGCGCCCCATCTGCCTGTGCTGGACTCTCATCGCCAAGGCTCAATCGCGGACGTCAAAGGCCGCGTCGAGCGGGTCTGGTTCGAGACCGGCCGCATCATGGCGACGCTGAAGATTTCTGACCCCGCCGCGCTAGACGCGATCGAACGCGGCGACGTGACGGGGGTCAGCATTGGTTACGGGGTCTCGCAATGGGAGGAAACCGCCGCCTCCCGTGGCGCCGACCGCGTGAAAACGGCCAAGGCGTGGACTCTTCGCGAGGTCAGCCTGGTCGCAATCCCGGCGGACCCCTCCGCCCTAATCAGGAGTCCTCACATGAGCGACGTACAAGCGGCGGAACCTGTCCAAGCGGCAACTCCGCCCGAACTGCAAACCCGTGCCGAAATCCGCACGATCGCGCGTCAGGCCGGCCTTACGCCGGAATGGGCCGACGAACAGATTGACGCCGGCGCCGACCTCACGGCCGTCCGTTCAGCCGCCTTCGAAGCGATGCGCAATCGCTCGCCGGTCATTCGGACTCAGGTTGTGAATTCCGCCGAAGATCCGGAGACCATCCGGAACCGGCAAGTTGACGCGCTCGCCGCCCGAATGAGCGGCGGAACGCCGACTGACGCGGCGCGCCCTTTCATGAACTTCACGCTCGCTGACTACGCCCGCGACGCCCTGACTCGTTCGGGCGCGGCGGCCGTCGGCTTCTCGCGCGAGGAACTGCTGACGCGCGCGATGCACACGACCAGCGACTTTCCGGAGCTGCTGACCGGCGCCGGCAATCGCGTCCTCGCTGGCGCCTACCAAGCTGCGCAATCCCCTCTGAAGGCGATCGCCCGCCAACGGACGGCCGCCGACTTCCGGCCGATGTCGACGCTGAAGACCGGTGATTTCGCCAAGCTGAACGAAGTCACTGAGTCCGGTGAAATCACCAGCATGACGACTGGCGAAGCCGTCGAGTCCTACAGCCTGAAAACCTTCGGCGGGATCTTCTCGCTAACCCGCAAAGCCCTGATCAATGACGATCTGGGCGCCATGGGGCAGTGGTCAGCGGCCATGGGTCGGGCTGCTGCGGAAACGGAAGCGGACCAACTCGTTTCGCTGCTGACTCAGGCGTCGGGCGTCGGTCCGACCATGGAAGACGGCAAGGCGCTGTTTCACGCTGATCACGGCAACCTTGCCGCCAGCGGGGCCGCTCCAAGCGTCGCCACCCTGGACGCTGCGCGTCTTGCGATGCGGACGCAGCGCGGACTGGACGGCGTCTCGCCGATCAACGTCCCGCCGAAGTTCCTCCTCGTGGCGCCGGACCTCGAAACGACGGCGGAACAACTCCTCGCCGCCCTGGCCGCGGCCACTGTCGACGACCAAAACCCGTTCGCCGGCCGTCTGACCCTCCTCGTGGAACCCCGGCTTACGCCCGGCGACTGGTACGTTTTCGCCGACCCGGCGGCGGTGCCCTGCCTGGAATACGCTTACCTCAGCAGCGCCCAAGGGCCGCAAATGAGTTCGCGGGACGGCTGGGAAACGCTGGGGCGGGAGTTCCGGATCGTTCTCGACTTCGGCTGCGGCGCGACCGACTGGCGTGGCGCCTACCGTAACCCGGGCGCGTAGCCATGACGCTCGAGCAACTGCAATCCGCGCGCGCCGACCTCATGAAGGCGCGCGCGAACTCCCTCCGGAGCTTCCGGGACTCGAACGGCGAGGAAGTCACCTACGCCAGTGATCGGGACATGGCGCGCGCAATCGCGGCGATCGACCGGGAGATTGCGAAGCTCACGTCGGGCGACGCGCCGCGCATCATCAGATTCTCGACTTCGAAAGGTCTCTGACCATGAAAAACTTCGTTCAACCCGGTGACACGATCACCATTCCCGCGCCGGCCGACGTGACGAGCGGCGGCGTTGTCGTCTCCGGCTCTATTGTCGGTATCGCCGCGGGCGATGCGGAGAGCGGCGACTCTGTCGACGTGAAGACCACGGGTGTCTTCGACCTTCCCAAGGTCTCTGCCTTGGCGATCGCCGTTGGTGAAATCGTCTACTACGACTCCGGTACGAAGCTTGTGAACAAGACGAGCTCCGGCAACACGAAAGTCGGCGTCGCCGTGAAGGCGTCAGCCAATCCGTCGGCTTCGGCCCGGATCCGGCTCACGGGCTTCTAGCCATGGCCCGAACGGTCGCCACATTTCGTCAGGCTGACATTACCCGCGCGGTCAAAGCCGCGCGCGCGGTAGGGCTTGACGTTGTGGCGACCGAGATCGGCCCGGACGGCACGATCAAACTGTTGCATCGGGCGCTAGGTCCCGCACCCTCAAGTGATCCTTTTGACCAGTGGAAGGCGAAGCGATGCGCGTCAGACTCAAGGGACTGAACCGGGTCAAGAAGCGCCTCGCGGACGGGACGTCCGTTACCTACTACTATGCGTGGAAGGGTGGCCCGCGCCTTCCCGGCAAGCCGGGCTGTCCGGAGTTCATGCAGGCATACAGCGAAGCCGTCTCGCGACGGATTCCCGCGGCCGAAGTCCTCTCAAAGATCCTGGACGCCTACCAATCGAGCGGCGAGTTTGCCGCGCTCGCGGATAGGTCTCGCGCCGACTACGCGAAGCACCTGAAAAAGATCGCGGCCGAATACGGCGACTTTCCCCTAAGCGCCTTGAGCGATCGCCGCACGCGGGGAGAGTTTCTGGCCTGGCGGGACCGTTTAGCGATCACGTCTCGCCGCAATGCCGACTATCGCTTTGCGGTTTTCGCTCGCGCTTTGTCGTGGGCCCACAATCGCGGGCTGACGACGATCAATCCATTGGAGCGGCCCGGGCGGCTCTATCGGTCCAATCGAAGCGAAACCATCTGGACCGACGATGATGAAACCCGTTTCCTCAAACTCGCGCCGGCACACCTACACCTAGCCCTAACCTTGGCGCTCTGGACGGGGCAACGGCAAGGGGATCTCCTGCGGCTCACCTGGACCGCCTATGACGGAAGCGCCATTCGTCTACGTCAGCGGAAGACGGACACACGCATCGTGATCCCTGTAGGAGCGCCCCTGAAGGTCGCGCTCGATGCTGCGGCGAAGGTGAAAAAGGATGCGGTCACGATCCTGACGACAGAACGCGGGACCCCTTGGACAGAGTCCGGCTTCCGCGCCTCGTGGCGGAAAGCGTGCGCGACCGCGAAAGTCACTGACGTCACGTTCCACGATCTGCGGGGGACGGCCGTTACGCGCCTCGCATTGGCGGGCTGCAGCGAAGCTGAGATCGCCACGATCACCGGCCATAGCCTCCGGGACGTGGGTGCGATTCTGGACGCGCACTACCTGAAACGCGACGGCGGCCTAGCCGAGTCGGCAATCCGCAAGCTCGAAACGAGAACAAAAACTCCCAACCGAACTCCCAACTGA